GAATAAATTCCCTTTGTGCTTTTTGTTTGTTTTCGAGTCTTACGAGCCATTCCTATTATTGTTGCTTATAATGTTTCTAGAAATGAACGTGACATGTTTCCATTGCGTTTGGTGCTATTATTTAGCCCCAGACTGTTGTTCAAGCTATTGTTCAGGCTGTTGTACAGACTGGAACCCGCATTGGCCGTACTCTCCAACAAGTCATTTGCTGAATTAGAAATAGAGTTTACTGCCGTATTCAACGATTTACTTATCTGATTGGTCGTATCGGTTAAGGTAGGAACGGCAGGCATTTCAACGCTTGGAATCGATGGCACTGGGACGGATCCACCTGTAAAGAATGCTACCATCGAAAAAATAACGTATAAAATAATCGATCCAATCATGATAAAAGGTAAATACGTCGGAACGGACTGTTGCCAAGTACTTAGCCGATATTCTGGAAGAAACATTCGATAATGATCATATACTCCATACGTTAAAAAGAGTAATGCTAAAATGGCAGCAATCATTGGCGAGGCCTTCGGGGAAAACATAAAGGTAATCACAACTGCCAATAAAAAGATAGATAATCCTGGTATAAAGAACTCCATTCCTCTATACTGTTTTTTGATTTTACCTGTGTGTTATTTATTAGATTTTATCCATCAAATCAACATGCGTTAGCATATGCTTGCGGCAGCAGTATCGTCGCAGACCCAGTTCATTGAGTGCTTTGCCCTCTTCCGTATCCGGAACCGTCTTACCATCCATATAAAAGGGTGCGGATGAATTGCCTCCCGTACGTTCTTTAATACGGCGCTGATACGCCAGCCACTTATCCGCAAGGACATTGCCACAGTTCATACAACGGATTGGAATAATCATCTCTAGGATTTCAATGGAAAGGTTTTCTCCATCAATTTTTATCCATCCGACCTAAATAAAATCGTTCATAAAATGGCAATATGGCGTCACGTTATAAAAATAGTAATGAAAACGAGGAAGAAGAGGGGGAATCAAATGATATCTATCGAGAGAACAATCATGTATACTTTTATACCGACATCGATCGTACCACCATTTCTCGCTTGAATGTGGTTCTGAGACAAGCGGAGGAACATTGTATTATTATGAAACTTCGTATGCGATTGGATATTGTTCCCATTTATCTTCATATCTTTTCGAACGGCGGGTGTATTCATTCTGCGTTTGCCGCAATGGACTTGATTCAAAGTCTGAGTACTCCTGTCTATTCGGTAATTGAAGGATCAACGGCCTCTGCCGGAACATTAATCAGCATCATATGTGAAAAACGATTCATTCGTCCTCTCGGCCATATGTTGATTCATCAATTGAGTAGTGTGTGTTGGGGTAAAATGTCAGAAATTACAGATGAATACCACAATTTGAAGGATGTTATGAAAAAACTGAGAGAACTTTATCTTCAATATACGAAACTATCTTCCAAGAAGCTGGACGAGTTGCTTCGGCACGATTTATGGCTGGATGCCAAACAATCGATTGCCTACGGATTGGTTGACGAATTATACAAATAATGTATGCGTTATAATGATCCCAATTAAAACTTCCACTGAAAACAGAAATGACGTCCGTTTTGTATAGCGCAGGTCTCAACTATCAAACTGGCAATCCGGTTCGCCAAGAAATCGTTGCGGTTCGTCGCGAGGTCGATACTCTCCGGAAACAACTGGAGGTAGCGACGGAGGAGAACCTTATCTATCGCAAGCACATCATGAAGCTGCTTCAGGCTACGGAGAGTGGTGCGGGCGAGTTCACTTCGGACCTCATGCGCCTCTCTGCCAACGACCTTCCCAATAAACCGAAAACTGCTGGTGGCGGTACCGTTCAAGGTGCTGGTTTTAGTCGTTAATATACTATTCCCGTTTCATACGAGCGATGATCGCTTCACTCATTTCAATTGAATACTTTGAACTTAACAACCCGCGAATGGCCTTCAAAGACAGTGACGAATACTTCTGTACCGTCTCCTTCACTGTTTTCATTTCTTCTTCCGTCCATTTCCCTTTCTTCTTTTCTTGGGCCGGCGCAATCGACACCTGGCGTTCTGGTCCATCGGATGTGACTTTCAACTCACCAATCTCCATCGTTCCCGCATGAACCTCGTCATGACACATCTGACAGATTACAATTAGATTCCTCTTATCATTCATATGGGTTCCATCTCCAAGAATCTGATTATGGGCGCTGGCACGATGCTGAATATGATGAACCTCCAGATCCGACTGAATTACCTTCTTACATACCTCACATTCCTTTCTTACAATGCTCGTATTCCACGAGGAAGATTGCGCCTCTTCTTGTTTAGACGATCCCATAATTCGATGCCGATTCTCCAGTGCCTGTTCGATAAACTCTGACGGTAAGTCCATGGCCCGTGCTACCTCCAGTCCATACAGCGTTGAACCATTACCTTTTCTCAACGAACGATCATAAATAAGTTTTTTGGTTTGTGAATCATACTCTACATGTAAATGCCATACTTCCACGCGGGTGGTGTCAATTAACTGTGGTAAATCATGAAGATGGGTAGCAAACATGAAACACGAATTTCTCTTGATGAGCCATTGGATTCCACTCGCCACGAGAGCTTGTGCTGAGATCGATTCTGTTCCCGCACACAATTCATCGCCTAGTACCAACGTATGTTCATCCGCATTTCTCAGAATATCACGAAGTTCAGACATTTCCACCGCAAACGACGATAGACCCGCAAACAAATTGTCTTGATTTAGGATTCTCGTATACACCGCGTGAAATGGGCGTAGGCGCATCAACTGCGCCGGCACAAAACATCCCGCTTGCGCCAAGAGAACACATAGACCCGTGGCTTTCATCAGCGTAGACTTACCACTCGCATTCATACCATAAATCAACCATCCATTCTTGCTTAGCGATACATTATGCTTGACATAGGAAATACGGCTTGCGGTCGCCTCCACGAGCGGATGACGAAGATTGATAATATCGATGCCCGATGTACCATCTTCAATGATAGGACAACTGAACCCCCGCTCTTTCGATACTTTCGCAATACACTGTGTTCCATCTACATGTGATACCCACTGCTCGGCCAGAGACCATAGTAGCGCTCCTGCTTCTGAAATTGCTAGACACGCGTCCGCTAAATGGATGTTCACCAGATTCTCAAGTGCGTCACGTAGTTTGAGAAGTTTGGTATTTGCCTGTTGTAGCGCAGTACAATCGATCCAACCACCTGATTTTAATTCTGTGAACTTTGTACCGTCTGGTAGATTCTTTGTGTTCTTCTTGAGTTGCTGTAAGGTGATCGTTGATCCTTTCATTCCATATGGTTCCTTCTCTCGCTGCTCTAATCGAACGGCATCTTCTTGAACACCGCCTTGTTGCGCGATCGTTTTACGAAGAGTTTCGATCGATTGAATAACATCTTGGATCTCTTGTTCTTTCACACCGATGTCTGGATAGGTTTGGATCGAAAACGCCGTGAGATCCGACGAGGATCGTTGTGATTTATCTTCTGAGAAATGGGTTTCTACCATATTGAGATAAGCGGACCATTGTTGAAGTGTAAAAGGTTGTTCCATTCGCGTTTTTATTACGATCTGCGTCATGATTGCGTCCATGGCTCGATACGTTTGAAAAAGACCAGCGATCTCATTTGCTTGGATCAATCCGCATTGAAGTTTACGATGAAGGCGTGGAAGATCAAACATAAATCGCAATTGACGTTCCAGTTGTTTGGATTTTTCTTCAGGCCAAATTAAATAGTCCTGAACCTCTTCTAGTCTCGATCGGATCTCTTCAGGTTGGGAATACGGGCTCAATAGACGCTCTTTGATCGCTCTCTTTCCCATGACGGTAATACATTTATCAAAAAGCCCTAGAACTGATTCACTAGGGTTTGAGCTGGTCATTTGAAGTTGCGTTAACGCATGATTGCCACAAATCAAGCGCGCATGTGGAATCCACGGTTCATTTCGATGAAACGATTTTAGTCGACTCGCATCGTGTTCTTCCATGAATTGAAGGAGAAATACCAACGCCAGCTCTTCTGTATCTGTTCGTAGACCCAAATAGGCTCTAGGAGGAAGAAGAGACTTGATCGAATAGATCTTCTGTAGGTATTCTGTTCGTACCAGCGGATACGCGAATGAACCCAATGTATCCACGGTACGAAGATGAAGAGGCATGGATGGTGAAAATCCGAATAAACGGCGGATCGTTGATTCCTCAGGCTGATTCGCACCTTTCCAATATAGAAGAACCTCTTTGGGAGGATAGACACTCAGCAATTGAATCAGATCATCCGCTGTCCATATATCAGATCGGCCTTTAGCATGCCCCGCATACGTTCGTGTCGAACCCGTTGTTCCATCGAGTAACGCTACGCCGAATTGAGGGGCGTGTTGTGATTCCTCCATATACAGCGTAGCTACATAGGGGGTTTCGGTAGAAGACGCATGTTCCATGTGCGTGCTGGGACTTAGAATGCGTGATACTTTTCGTTCTTTCACTTTTCCTTTCGCATCCTTAATTTGATCCACGATCACGACTGTCCATCCATTTGATGTAAGCCGTCCTGCCCACTTATGCATCACATAATCTGGAAATCCTGCGAATAATCCGTCTTTTCCTTGTCCCACATCTCCTTTCTTGTTTGATAACTGAATGCCCAAATAATCTACGATCTCACGTACATTAGCTTGGGTTTCTCCTGTTTCTTGGTCCTGAATATCATATAGCTCATAAAACGAGCCGACCATCAGAAAGATGGCTGTTTTCGCACCATACTTTTTGGTATACGTCTGATATAATTCAATGTATTCCTGATACATATTGATTCAATTATTTATCGCGTTAAGGCTTTAGGCCTATTTCCGATGACTCACAGTTATCATACATGCTCCCATAAATGCGGCCACTGAACCAATGATTACCCCTGTAAAGAGACCCGATACATATCCCTTCTGATACCCCTCTTCAAATCCTTCCTCATCTCCCTTATCTCGACCATCAATGTAGCCTCTTTCTTCTCCTTGACGATAACCATCTTTTTGACCATCGTCATATCCCCGCTTATACGAATCAATTCCTGTTTTAACAAATACATGAGTAGATGATTTATTTGGTTGACACGCCATTGTGTACTCCATTCTATTCCTATTTTCGTTGTGTTTGCTTAGATCGTTTTCGTGTTTGATATCTGCCACCTTTCTGATATTTCTCTCGCATCAGTTCTTTTCGCTTTTCTGTTTCTGAAATTCTGCTAAATAACACCGACCTCGCCCGTTGTTGTAGATTTGAATTATCTAAATTTTTAATTGTATTTGATAATTTCTTTTTTTCCTTATTTGGGAGATTACGTTTTTCGATTTGTTCCAATTTGTTTCGCTTCTCAAGTAATGATGCCTTCAATTTATTGTCCGAGTTTTTGGGAGCAAGATAGTCGATATGATTCTGAAGTTTTTCAATCGCATTTGTATTATCGTTTCCTCTACACACAAAATTATAATAAATACCAGGCATGCTACATAATTGTTGTTGTGTAACGGTATATGTATTAAAAATATCATCGAATATTTTTTGATATGATATCTTCTGTAAAATATCATCCGATGTTGGATAAATACTATTTGAAAATAATGATGTAAAATATGATTCATGTGCTACACGCAATTCTGTTAGTTTCAAATCTAGTTCTTTTCGTTGTTCAATACTCCATGGCTCTACGTTACACACTTCATTATTCGCATCCAATCGTTCCATATCGATAATTCCTGAACCCGTTTTTGAACAAAACCCATATCGCCCATCAAGGGTTTTCCAGCACATTAATAAATTATATACAAAATTGGGGCATGTGTCACCTGGCCCATATATTACAACCGATCCAAACTGATCGATCAGATTCGATATATTTCCATAGGGATCTTTTAATATATTTTTATTCATATTACATATTTTTTTAACATAGTCCGTTAATACATGTAAGTCTTGTGCCGCACTATGTAGCACTCTTACAACAACCATACAATTATCAGGTACAATAAAAGAATCTGAAAGTTCTCCACCATGACCACCTATCATATAGGCCTTTGGATTAGGAAGTCTTGGATAAAAATAGATAGGTTTACTATTATTTTTCTCTTGATTACCCGATATCAGCATTACCTTCTTTTTTAAGAAATATCGGAAAACCTCGTTGTCCAATTCGTCTTTTTTTAATGGAATCATTGTTGGGCGATTTTGTTTAAAATTGTAAAATATAACAGTAACTACTGCCTCAGGTTCGTGCGCACGATCGGCGTCATTCAGTTCTACAAATAACATACATCGTTTATATTTATTAATAATTTCAAATGTTTTCGGACGTTCT